CCTTTTTCAAAAGATCTTGCCATTTTAGTTCTGGATGCTAATGAAGATTCTTCTGCAGCCAAAGCTCTTTTTGCTTCTTTATGTTTTGGTTTGTACTCAAATCCTTTAGCTTTTGGTCCATATTTCATTTCAAATTTTTCTTTTTGCGCATCTTTTTCTGATTTGATTAATTCTCTTCCAATTTTATAATCAGAATGCCTTTGTTTTCTTGAACCAGAGTATCCCAAGCTTGCTTCCATATCATCATCATGAACTCTTTGGATTCTAGTAAGAGTCCCTTTTGCCAATTTGCTTTTTTGTTCAAGAGCATCTAATCCATCATTTCTGTAATTTGGTTCAGCTTGTCCACCATATTTTGCTGATACCCCAATAAATTTAGGATCACCCTTGCCGCTTTTATGATGAGCAGTTAAAATCAAATCAGCATTTGAATTGACGTCTTTAATTTTAGTAGTTTTTTCATGATCTCCAGCTTTTTTAGCTGTATCTCTATTAGAAGTCCAATGAACTTTGCTAATCGCATGATCTTTTGGAATATGTCCGCCTTTATATAAATGATCAACAAGTGTTTGAGCAGTTTGTCTAGCGTGAGAATCAATCTCTTTATAGGCTGCTTCGCCAATCTTATTTCTCAATTTATCATGAACTTGTTCAGGAGTACCAGAGTGATCTGGATTGTCTGACTGAGATCTCCAGTGTTCAGGAAGTTTATTTTTCTTAGGATTCAAATGTTTTGCTAAAAGCAATTCGTGCATTTTACCTTTATCATCGCTACTAAGAGCTGACGATAAAGCTGCCATTTCTAGAAGATATTCTTCCGGAACAAATTCAGAAAAATTTAACATTATACTTTCCTTGTTGCAACTGAAACATGACCAGTTTCTGGATCGTGTTGAACGTGATGAGCATGAAACTCCACATCGGGATGATGTTTCTTTAGTTTAATAAAATGCTCCAAATTGTCAAGAGAATCATCATAAAGATGGACTTTTTTATAACCATTGGTATTTATTAAGTCATGCACAATAGCAGCTTTTGCTTTTGGTGCTGGAACGCCTTCCATATTTCCTGCTCTTCTAACATGAATATCACCAATATTAATTCCATATTTTGCCATGTGATGAGCAAACTTTTCTTGATCATCCATATCCGAACGAGCAGTTAATATCTCTACGTTTTTATTATTTTTATGTATTGCTTTTAATTTAGCAATCATTTTTTTAATTGGTCGAGCATGATTTCCAAAAGCATCTGAACTTCTGAACTCTCTGAAATCGTACTTGTGACCATCTGATAATTTATGGGAATTATATTCTTGATTGGTAAGAGTTCTAACTCGATTACCATGTTGATCAGTTACATGTATTCTTAAACCTTGTGGATCATGATGAAAAAGTGTGTCATCAATATCAAAACTATGAAGAGTGTTAGACTCTGGGTCTTTCTTTTCTTGTAAATGATATTTAAAAGGTAGAAGCATACTTATTTCCCTGACTAATTATCACATATTTATAAAAAATAAAAGGGCGAGGATTTCTCCCCGCCCGAATTGCTTCTGACAAAAATATGGTCGAGAGGAACCCCACCTATATTACCTCGACTATTCCGTTGCCCTTTCTATTGTAGGCTCGTGCCGCTTTCGCTCTAGGCGAACTACATATTTTTGCTAATTTTATTTAGTGCAGAAGTTATGTTATAAACGATAAAATTCGGCGTCCAGCCAGAAAAACCTCCTCCAAGGTTTAAAAATTTCATATATTTTTTGGCTTCATTGTAATTATCGAAAGCTTCAATTATATGTCCTGTATTTTTCTCCTCAACAACAAAAGCCCCACCCACTTCAATGACACTATAATCAACCGCCATAATCCATAGTCTCCTTCATGATTTTACGAATCTCTTCAACAAGAACTTTTGTGCAAGTAGCACACTCTGGTTGCCAATTAAGCATATTAAGTACCAGTCTTTCATTAGGCTCTGTTATATATTGAACTGCTCCTTTGATCATTTGAGTATCAATTTTATTACAAGAACAGATTATCATTTGAACCCCTCGAATTTGCTCCTGTCAAATTTGCTCTTTGGTTTAGAACGCTCCGTTTCCTCCTCCATAAATTTACCTTTATCCATTATTGGACGATCATCTGAGAGACCATCTTGACCGCTCTGCTCGCAATCGTAAAGTCGCATTTTTGCACGATCAATCCCAAGAACAAACCGACGATTACTCCCAGGATCATTGTAGCGGTTTTTGAGCTGTTTAACCATGATCTGGTTGAGACTTTCAAGTTCTTCTGAGGAGATGAGTGCAAACATAAAATCAGCTGTGGCTGGGAGTCCAAAGGATTCCGATGTATCTTCCAATCCCACGTCGCTGTTCGAATATCCGCTTCGAGTTGTTTGAGTTGCAGAGATGATAGGGACGTTGTGCTCAACTGCCAACCCACGGAGCTCTTCTGCGATTGCTTTGATAAGGGTATAAGAATTGACTTGGGCTCCATGTTTAATCCTCGAAGATAAACAGATATTCAAATAGTCAATGTAGATAATATCTGGTATGAAGTTTTTCTTAATTTTTAATTCATTCAACAAATGTCTGAAGTTTGCTGAACCTGCACAAGCTGTTGGATATTCTTTGACGATCAACTTTCCAGTTGTCTTTTCCCTTAACTTTTCAATCTTAGAATCATAAGATTGTTTAGGTAACATCTCAAGTTCATCAACAGCAACATCAAGAAGGTTCGCATCGATTCTTTCAGCGATGCGTTCCTCTGACATTTCTAGGGTGATATACAGTACGTTAAGACCCCTTGAGAGATTTGCCGCTGCGCAGTGGCACATGAATAAGGATTTACCAACTCCTGTCCCTGCCAAGGCAATGTTGAGAGTTTTGTTCGGTAATCCACCATTTGTAATTGTGTTAAAGTAGTCAAGGTCGAAGGGAACTCTCTTCTCTTTACGATGGTAGAATTCGTATCTCTCATTACTGTCAACCAAAAAGTCATGACCGATATGGGTATCAAAAGAGACAGCGAGAGCGTCAGTAAGAACTTGTGGTATACTTCCTTTGGAGATTGATCCATTTTTTTCATCCATTATTCTGATGGACCGCATGATCGCCAAATATAATGCTTTGTCTTGACAAAACTTCTCAGTCTGATCTAGTAGCCAGTCCAACTTAGTGTTAGAATCATGTTCAAGAGAAGCAATAATCTCTTTGCTAATCTTAAACGTTTCATCGTTTAGACCCTCTTTATTAGACAGATCTATTGCTAATGCTTCCGTTGAAGGAAACGAATTATATTTCTTCACATAGTCATCAATTAGATCAAAAACTACTTTTTCGTTATGATCCTGAAAATACTCAGGCTTTAAGAAGGGTATTACTTTTCTGTTATACTCATTATTGAACAATAAATTTGATAAAATTGTTCTTTCAATACTCATATATATTTAACCTTTCTTGGAAACTTCTTCCTCATCATCATTATAAACTAAACTTCCTTCATTGTCAAGAGAATACTTGTTCTTAACATAAGTAGCGAAGTCTGTCTCTTTAAACATTGTCATCCAAAAGTCCTTATTATCCACGATATCCCCTGCTCTAAAGTTTTTTCCATCCACTTCACCAGTTTGTCGATCGACTTTGGCATACCATCCAACTTTTGGCTTTGCGATATAACCACCTTCAATGGCAACGTCAAGAAGACCACTCCAACGATTAATGCCGCCCTCATAACTAATAGTAATCGGGATTTTAGATTTCTCGCGAACGTAGCGAGATTTTTCAACGTTAATAACGAAATGATAACCTTGAATTTCTCCTCCATCTTTATCTTGCTGCCTTCCTAGAATCCAAATATTGTCTGAGCCATAGTACGAACCAGTGCCACCACCAACAATATCTTTAGGGAACATACCAATTTCTTTGTAAGTATGATTAACCGCCACAAGTGGAATATCCTTTAATGTTAAATGAGGAGTAATCATGCGAAACAAAGATTTTAATTGTTTAGCACGCGACATATCAGCAACAGATTTACCATCGAGAGCATCTTCAACTTCTTTCTTTGAAGCAAGATTACCGATAGAATCAATAATGATCAAAACATGATCATCACGATTAATCTCTTTTAGCTGTTGCATAATATCAAACTTCAGCTGTTCAACGTCAGTAATTGGAGTATGAACAACTGAGTCTAATGGAATTTTAAACTTTTCAAAATAAGTTTGAGGCGTACCAAATTCTGAATCATAGAATAAAACGATTGCATCTGGATACTTTTTAATATAAGATGATGCAAGCAGTAATGCGAAACCAGTTTTAAAATGTTTCGATGGACCTGCTAACATTGTTAGACCCGGAGTAATACCTCCATCAATAGATCCAGACAAAGCCACATTGATCATTGGGACAGGAGTCTGAATCATATCCTTTTTGGTATAAATCTTCGAATCTGTTAGTGTAGAAGTATAATCAATTGTTGAATTTTTAATCAAACGTTCTTTTAACGACATAAACAATCCTCTCTTACTAATAACCAAATTATCACTTCTTATTTTCCAGCATTTCCTTTAGTATACTACCAAATCTATCAGATGTCAACTTCTTTTTATTCAAGCCAACATTAGCAGCAATCAGTAACATTACTGCTAATGGATCGAATACTAATACTATTAAAATAATTACAAATCGAACAGCTTTTTCAAGCTGGTTTTGATCTGCATGACCATAGATGAGTTCAGCAATGTATTTAACAGGCCCGACTTCTGCTTCAATTTTTTTGATATTTCCTTCTGCTCGGATTCTGTCGGAGGTAAATGTGGATATATTTTTGACATGCTCTTCCTTTTTCAAGACCAGAGAATCTCTGTTCTTCCTTTCTTGGTTAGCAGCTTTTAATGAATTACCTGCTTTACCACTTTCGGTCATCTTAGAAATAGCAGCATCAATTTGCTGTATCTGTTTTTCTAAATCTGTTACGTAATCTTTTTCAAAGGTAATTTTAGATTTTATTA